GCCTTGAGTTCTATTGTCGGAAACACCGATGATAGAAAGTCCGGATTTACCAGCAGCTACAGTAAGCGTTTCTGCCCAACTTGAAGGATCTGTGGCGCCAGCCGCCATCTCTTTCTCAAAGATAAATACAGTATCCTTATCGCTACAAACATCAAGCGCTCCTTGGATGGTGCTGAAGATCGAACCATTGCCGTTGCTGTAGACAGTGTACCTATCGTTATAAAAACGATCATAATCACTATCTGAAGTGCTCTTCACGAAATAAGCGTTTCCCTTTAGGCTCGGCACAATTGGCACACCCATGCTCATCAAGCCATTCGGAAAATTTGTTAAAGACATTTCGTTAATTGATTTAATTTATTTCGACTTTTTGTTTCCTTATTTTCAAGATGCAATGGAATATATCCGGCACCGAGAAGAATCTGATTTTTATCAGAATCTTGTTCATGACCGTCGACATCAATTGCATATTTACCGATAAGAAAGTCTATTTCTCGACCCCGGATCTTCACCTTGGCCTTGAAAGGAATGTGATTTTCTTGAAGGATTCTCACGAATCTTCTTTCGGCCTTGGTGAAATTCCGTTTGTTTATGAGTACTCTCATTTCCTTTAATTTGCACGCTGGAGAGAAAGGATGCAAAAAATCTATGGGCAGGTGATATTGCTCACCTGCAAAGCATCGGACCTTTAGCGCCCTTTAGGAACTATACGCAGAGTTATCACCCTTTGATCCCCAAGTCCTTCTCCAATCTTTTTCGTAGTCTGCCCATCTCGCATCAACAGTGAAAGTGACAACCTTGTTTTTGATGTTGACTTCACTTTCAAGTGTTGGAGATTGGCGAACTTCGTGACGCAAGAAGTGCCTTCCGGGAACAACCAAGAACCAAGCAGTGTTTGAACCGCCGTTAACGGATGACAAGAACATTGTAGAGGTCATATCGGTCGTACCCCTATGGACGTTAATGGCATTGTTAGCGTTTGACGGATCAAGCTCAGATTTGGTTTCCTCCTGGGCTTCGGCCTCAAGGGCCATTGGGACGACAAGCATTTGCTTGCCCAACATCGCCATAGGAATACCGTCATCTGTTTGCTGCTCTACCAACGCGACCTTACCGGTCTCGAGGTTATCGTGGCTGAACGGAATGCTGGTTGAGGATGCATTGCTTTGGGTTGACTCACCGGGAACTCTGGTCGGATGAACTGTGGAAAACAGAGGGACAGCATCACCGTACCAGGTCATCCGGTAGCCATTAACAACTCTGGTTGTAGCGAAACCACCATTGAACAACTGAAACGCTGACTCGTCTTGAGAGAAGTTCGCTCCAATGGAGAGATCCTTCATCTCATCGAGTTCATTGTCAAAATCACGGTCTTCAATGGCGTTCTTCAAGACATCCACAAACTTACCATAGTTATTGTAATTAACTGAGGTAGGATATGCCGGATATCTCCTGCCACCTGGGACATCTTCGCCGTCTTCGAATCTTTCGATTCTACCGACGCCGGTCTTGCCCATGAAGTTGCGCTGTCCGCCTTTACCGCCAGTCTGGTTTATGACACTACCTAAGCCCGGAAGATACTCTTCCTGGCCCTGGTCAAAGACCTCGGCAATATCCAAACCAACGCCAGCGATCAGGTCAGTCCATGTAGCTGATGTTTCCATGTAAGTTTAAGCCGCAACATTGAAGACACATGATTCCATGATGTTCACAACGAGATTATCGTTGATGAGTTCGTCCTCTCCCCAGCTATGAAGCTGAAGAATGGTATCCGCGACCGTGGATTCATCGACGTTCTGTTCGTCAATCAAGTCAAAATAAGTGCTTAATTGGCTAGAACCAGCCGTGGTTTCCAAAGCCGCATCCGCATCAACCGACCAAAGGCTAAATTGAGAAATATCAATCTCGCCCTTGACTTTGGCAACAGTCTCGTTGGTGGCTGCTGTAGTATAAGTTCCAGTATAGTCTCCGCCGGCACCATTGTCTGTCAAACCAACGCCATCGTAAGTCATAATGCCAACCAAGACGCCAAAAAGCGCCGTGTTAGCAGCAGCCTCAGCGATGAAACCATCGGTATCGACAATAGTGAAGTCAAACTCAGTAAAAGCCTGACTATTCTCAAGGATTTCTTTCCTCAGAATGGGAGCACCATGTGGATTCAAACTACCTTTAATTCGAACAGCCATTAGGATGTAGCATGCATCGTTAATAATCGACCTTTAAGATCAGTCAGGAATGTACTTTAAAAGATCGTTGATCATCTTCGGGTGTTTAGCCTTAAGACTCAAGTATTTCTCCTCAGTCCATCCCTTTTGTTCAACAAGCTTTTTCTCTTTCGGAGATAACGAAGAAATTTCTTTCTTTCGCGGAGGATTGCCGCCTGGCCGGACATCTCCACCAGGATTCACGGGATTGTTGGGTTTAGAAGAATAATGATTCATAATGTCAAGAGCAGTCTCG